TACTAATGAGCGATGTAATGACAGAAAGCAAAATCTTTGAACTTTGCGTCAAAATGCAACGTCTTGGATATGCAGTTGTGATATTCACTCCAGAAGAGTTGCGCGGTGCCAATCCCGAACATGTTCAAGACCGTTTGGTTGAATTGGGTTGGGATGTGATTAATGATATTGCTGAAGATATTGAGACTGAACGATTGGTGGGACCTTCTGAAGAAGATTGGAACTGGAGCATCAAGTGATGGATGCGCATTGGTTCGGTGTCATTTGCTTTCTTTGCGGATTGATTTCAGGTATACTAATCTGTATTCCTGCTAAACGAAAGGGAAGATATTATTATGATAAGTGAATATCGCCGTTCTATTCTCACACCAAGGACAAGAGTTCCGTTTGACCCTAGCAATCGCAAACATATGATTGATTTTGCTAGGTTTGTAAAGTATAATAGTTGGACAAATGGTTGCTCCTATTTCTTGGAAGATCCTTTTACAGATATTCCAACGATGATTCGAGCAAAAATTGCTGATTACACTTTATCTAGACTGGTGGAAAAAGTATGAGTAATGGTGACTTCGAAGTATTGAATCGCGGCACAATTGAAGAGTTGCAGACTCTTCGAAAGTTTGCTCGTGAAATGATTTCTCTTTCCAAGATTCACGACATGCCTTTGCCGCATGAAGTGCGAACAAAGATTGGTGTCTTGGAGATCTTCTATGCTCTTCATATTGAGAAGTATCCGCAATGATGATCTATTGCGCTGCGCGTTTCAAACCCAAAAAGAAACGCAAGCCAAAAGGTGTGATTGCGACCAAGTATCGCAAGTCAACAGCCATTCTTGGTTATGAGAAACTACCGAGTCTTTCTTATGGTCCACGAGTTGGTGCTGATGCTGCTCGCAGCATTCAGTCGCTGAAGTCCGATAAAGTCTTTACAGAAAAAAGAGAGAGCCTGATGTATACAGGCACTTTGGTGAAGGGTATTGCTACGATGCACAAGTCGAACGCAGTGCCTGTCATAGACGAAGAGCAGATGAAAGATATTTCGAGGATGCGTCGCGGATGATCGGACGCATTCTCTGTTTCTTTGGTCTGCATAAATGGGAAGGATTGTGGCGATCTAGTCGTTGCAATTACTATCCGTTTGACATCCTTGTAAACAAAACTTGCAAACGATGCGGGAAAGTGGTTGTCCCAAAACAACCACATCATTCATCTGATGAGGATTAATTTATGAGTATTCGTAAAAAGGCTGCTATTGAAACTGCAAAGTTACTTGTGTATTTTAGTATCATTTTCTGTGGCTGTTATGTTCTTCTTGATCAACTTGGTCCGAAGATTGGAGTAATCTTTATTGCCTTGGGTTTAGTTGGCTCACTTACTTGGTCGACGTATGATTATTTCGTCAGCAAGTTTTCTATAGAGGAAAAGTTTAAACTTTGATTAGTCCGTGCAAAGGTATTTGCACTCTAGACACCCGACGTGATTTTTGCGTCGGGTGTTTTCGCACAAAAGAAGAACTCACTGATTGGTATAAGTTGCCTTATGCAGACAGAGAGCGTATAATGGAAGAATGCAAAATAAGAGAGGTGGAGTATGCCAGCAAAAACGGGAACGAAGCGACACGGTAAGGGTCGTGCAAAGTTAGGTTCAAAGAAGCGCAAGACTCGTCGTAAGAAGTCGTGACAAAAGTAAATTCAGTCACTCCTAAGTATGACATCACTTGGTATGTCAAGTGGACAGCAAGTATCATCACACTTGTTGGTATTACTATCAGAGCAAGTGGATTGATTCAATATCAATGGATCGATTTAATTTGTAGTTGGATCGGTGCTGCTGGATGGTTCTTTGTCGGATTTAAATGGAATGATCGTGCACTAATGATTCTGAATGGTGTCATTGGTGTGGTTTTGTTTGCAGGAATCTTGAGGTACTTTCTATCATGACAGAAGAATTTTTAGAAGCATGGGCTGCTGAAACATCTCGAATTCAAGAAATTCAACCAATGCTCACATGGGAAGCGTGTGAGATGATTGCTTATGGAAACCTAACAAAGAAGGTTGAACATGAAGATCTCGATCGGTAAATACCCAAAGAACGGTGAGCAAAAGAAAAAGATTCAAATTGATCCATGGGATACATGGAACATGGATCATACTCTTGCTGACATCATTCTTCCAATGCTCAAGCAGTTGCGCAAGACTCAACATGGCGCACCCTGCACTGATGATGAAGATGCACCTGAGCATCTTCGTTCAACTGCTGCCAAGCCCAAGAAGAATGAATGGGATGTGGACGAGTTTCACTTCAAGCGTTGGGACTGGATCATGAAAGAGATGATCTGGGCGTTTGGTGAACATTCAAAAGACCGCGAGCCAAACTTCTGGATCAAGAAGCCCAAACACAAATGGGTTGATGTTGAGGGACAAGATTGGAAAGAAATGATCACCACTGATAAGGGCATCTACAACGAAGAAAAAGCCAAAGCATATTGGGAACGAAAAAGAAATGGCTTCCGTTTGTTTGGAAAATATTATCAGAATCTCTGGGATTAATTTGTGAAAGTATCAATCATTACACCAACAACTGGTAATTCATATCTTGCAGAATGCATTGAGTCTGTTCGTTCACAGACTTACGAAAACATTGAACACATTATTGTTGTTGATGGTAAAGAGCGTTGGGAAACGGCAGATGAGATTTTAAAAGCATCTGAATATCCTCGACAATCTAAAGAATATCTCTGCGTCCTTCCATATGCAACTGGAACTAATCGCTACAATGGTCATCGTGTTTACGGTGCTGCAACTTATTTCGCAGATGGAGATTATCATATCTGGCTAGACGATGACAATATGCTCTCACCAAATCATGTTGAGAGTCTGGTTAAACTCGTGAAAGAAAAGAATCTTCATTGGGCATATTCTTTCAGAAAGATTATTGACAAGGACAGTAGGATTCTTTGCCAAGATGATTGCGAAAGTCTTGGAATGTGGGCGAGTATTTTACATCCAGAAGATTTCTTCATTGATGTTAACTGCTATTTCGTCAAGAAAGAAATCGCAGTACAAATGTCGCCTGTTTGGTATCGCAAATTCCGCGAACCTGGACAGATGGAAATTGACCGCGCAATTGCTAGAACACTGATGAATAACAATCTGAAGTTTGACTGCACTCGCGATTATACTGTAAAATATCGTGTTGGCAATACAGGCTTGTCAGTACAGGCTGATTTCTTTATCCAAGGAAACCAAAAGATGTTAGAAAAACACAACGGAAACCTCCCATGGAAAAAGTAAGAAATATCATCCACGGTTCTCATGATCCATACGCTGGATTTGAACCGATGCCACCTGACATTCAAGGTTGGGCGAGCACATCAGAAGCATTCAAACAATGCATTGATAAGATTAAACCTAAACTGATCGTTGAAGTTGGAACTTGGAAAGGTGCTTCTGCAATTTACATGTCAAGTTTGTGCATGGAGCATGGCAGTGATTTCGAAATCGTTTGTGTTGACACTTTCTTGGGCTCAGTAGAACACTGGACCACAATTACAGAGTTCATTAAGAAAGAATCATTGATTAACGGGCGACCAAATGTTTACAATCAATTTCTTTCAAATGTTATCTCAGTTGGACTGCAGAATAACATCACGCCATTTCCAATCGACTCCGTAAATGGTGCACTCACATTAAGTCATTTTGATGTGAAGGCTGACATGGTTTATATTGATGCTGGTCATGATTATGATTCCGTTGTCGCTGATTTGATTCTTTATAAAGATATTGTTCGTCCAGGTGGACTTCTGTTGGGCGATGATTGGTTTCATGGTCCAATCAAACAAGCAGTCTCAGATGCGCTTGGAGAAGTCCATACATTAAGTCACGATAAATTTCTATGGGTCAAGCCTGAATGAGTCAAGCAAAGAAATTGATCAATCGTGTTGAGGTTGCTTTGGCAAATGCAAACGCAGAGCAAACTAAACTCACTGATCAACAACTAGTAAATCTAAAAGGTTTATCTAGTAAAAAGATTCGAATTCTTCTAAATGAATTAATCAAAGAAGATACGAATTATCTTGAAGTTGGAACATTCACAGGTTCAACATTTGTGAATGCTATGTATGGCAACAAGCCAATGTCTGCAACGGTCATTGATTCGTTTTCTGCTGAAGACAGTTGGGAAATGGACATGAAGGTTGATGTTACATATCACGGCAATAAAATTAAGAATGGATTGTTTTTACTATTCCTTGAGAACTGCCGAAGAAATAACATCCAAGACTTTACCTGCATTCAAGGTGATTGTTTCAATCTTTTATTTCCTGATAAGTACGAAATTCGAAATGTCGACACCTATCTATTTGATGCGGGTCACAGCAAAGAAGACCACACAAAAGCCATCACATACTATCTAAACAATCTTGCTGATGTGTTCATTTATATCGTTGATGATTGGAATGATCCAATTGTTCGAGAAGGGACACGATTGGGTTTTGAATCTTCATTTGTTAAGATTCATAAAGAGTGGGAAATCTTTTCTGAAGTGAAAATGATCGGAAAAGAAAGACATTACGATAAAGATTGGTGGAACGGATATTATATCGCTGTTTGTGAAAAGCCGTTTGGGTTTTTCCTGCCTGAAGAAGAGCCTAGCAAAGAAATCTGGTGCTCAATCACTGAAACAATTGGAGAATAAGATGTCGCCATGTATTGCTTCGATCTTTATGAAGAATATTGATCAAAATGCGTTGCTTGCTCAAAAGAAAGTTGTTGAGAAGTTTAACAAGTCTAAGATTCCGCATTATCAAGTTTATACTGAAGCACCTCCAGGATACACGATGGATAAACTCGTCGATATGCTGGAAGAACGCAAGCATGATGCAATCATGTTCCTAGACATTGATTGTTTGCCACTACATGACAATGCGTTAGATTATTTCTTCGACAAAGCATACAATGGTTGGGTGATTGGTGATGCTCAACGAAGCAATCATATTCAAAACGACCAACATGTATTTGCTGCTCCGCACAATCTAACAGTTACAATTGCAACTTATCGCAAATGCGGCAATCCTTCTTTCATGCCAAACCATCGCGGTGATGTTGGTGAAGAATTGACTTTTAAGGCTAGAGAGAATAGTATTCCTCTAGAGATTATCATGCCATTACGCTATGATGCTGCTCCAATCCGTATGGAATGGGAGCCAAAGGATGCACCACCGTATTGGGATCTCGCTGATGGCATGCCAAAGTATGGTATCGGTACAACATTTGGTACAGTAGGAAATGAAATGTTCTGGCATATGTACCAAAGTTTTCATCCAGGACAAAACGAACGTTTCTTAAAGAAGTGTGAGGAAATTTTAAATGGCTAATCGTAGTGACTTTTATAACGCTAAACTTCCACGACAATACAAGAGACTTCTTGCAATGTCTGAAGCATATGGTTGGATTAACGATTCACATGAGCGTGGTGATTTTAAACGATCGATGATTGCTGCTCATGCAAACCATGTGGCTTCGAAGATCAAGCGTCAGTCTATGGATAATGCTAACAGCAGTGAAGAATAATGCATTCTTTATCAGAACTTCGTGACTTGCTAGTATCTAAACAGATACAGATACTAGATTATAATGGTTGGCAACTTAGAGTCGGTGATGACACGTGGGTTATGATACACGATGTTCTTTATTTAAATGGTGAAAAACAAAATCATAAGCAAAAAGGTTTATTTGACAAATACAAGAAGGTGAACACAAATGACAATCAAAGCACTCAAACTCGTAAGTGGCGAGGAATTAGTAGTCGAAATTACAGATGAAAATGATTCTTCTGTAACATTCAAGAATCCAGTTGCTTCAGTACTACAGCGTTCACAGAATACTGGTGGCGCAGCACTTGGCTTCATGCCTTGGATGCATGCAGCAGATGGTCCGTTCACTGTTGACAGAAACAAGATCATTTGTATTGCAAATGTTGCCGATGAAGTGAAAAACGGGTATAATCAGATCTTCGGGGCAGGAATTGTGGTGCCTCCAAAGCAATTGATTACGGGGTAACATGTCCGATTTTTACACGAACGTCGCAGTCTCTGGAAAGTTCATCCTACTGCGAGGTGTCGAGAATGGAAAGAGGGTCAGGCGAAAAGTTGAGTATCGCCCGACCTTTTTTCTTTTGTCACAAGAACAATCTGAATTCACCACACTGGCAGGTGAATGCGTAAAACCTATCCAGCCAGGAACAATTTCTGAGTGTCGCGAATTTCTTGAGAGGTATAAAGGTGTCGACAATTTTCCTGTTTTTGGCAATAATCGGTATGAGTACGCTTATATTGCTGATGAGTATCCTGACGATATTCTTTGGGATGCTGGTAAAGTTCTTACTGCCTATCTTGATATTGAAGTTGGATCCGAAAATGGATTTCCAGAACCAAGAGATGCTGCAGAACAAATCACCGCTATCACACTCAAGATCAAAGGTAATTATTTTGTGTTTGGTGTCGGCGATTACAGCAAGCATCGTGACGATGTTCATTACGCTAAATGTCGTGACGAGTTCGACCTTATCAAACGATTCATGGACCTCTGGACAAGATTCTACCCCGATGTTATTTCAGGGTGGAACATCAAGTTCTTCGATATACCTTATCTCGTAAATCGCATCAGTAAACTCTTTGGTGAGGATGAGGCAAAGAAACTCTCGCCATGGAATCGTTTGTCTGAACGTGAAGCATTTGTAATGAACCGCGAACATCAAGTGTTTGATCTTGATGGTATTGCTACACTTGATTACATCGAGCTCTATCGCAAGTTTACTTACTCGCAGCAAGAGTCTTATCGTCTTGATCATATTGCTCACGTTGAGTTGGGTGAAAAGAAATTAGATTACTCTGAGTTCGAGACTCTGCATCAACTCTACAAATACGATTATCAAAAGTTCATTGAGTATAACATCAAGGACGTAGAACTTGTTGAAAAACTCGAAGATAAGATGAAGTTGATTGAGTTGGCTTTGACTCTTGCTTACGACAACAAAGTAAACTATGACGATGTGTTCACTCAGGTGCGCATGTGGGACTCGATTGTATACAATCACTTGATGAAGAAAAAGATTGTAATCCCACAGATGAAGATGGGCGAAAAGAAAACTCAATACGAAGGTGCATACGTCAAAGATCCGATCTGCGGAATGCACGAATGGGTTGTTTCGTTTGACTTGAACAGCCTGTATCCTCACTTGATCATGCAGTATAACATCTCAATGGAGACACTTGTTCAGCCAAGCAATTACTCAATTGAGATGCGCAATACAGTTCGCGAAAACAAAGTGAACGTTGATAGCATGCTCAATCGTCAGGTTCGATTGGATTACCTCAAGAATGTTGGTGTTACACTGACACCAAACTGCCAGTTCTTCAACGTGAAGAAACAAGGTGTGCTTCCTGAGATTATGGATAGCATGTACAAAGACCGTACACGCTATAAGAAGTTGGCAATAGAAGCCAAAAAGAAAATCGAAACTGTTCTTGAAGATAAGAATCAAGTTGAGTATCTTGAGAAGCAAGTTGCTCGATATAATAATCTTCAGTTGGCAAAGAAGGTTACTCTAAACTCCGCTTACGGTGCACTGGGTAATCAATACTTCCGCTTCTTTGATATTCGTATCGCTGAAGGTATCACAACAGCAGGTCAGTTGTCTATTCGTTGGATTGAAAAGAAAATCAACAAATATATGAATGAACTTCTCAATACAGAGGATGTTGATTATGTAATTGCCTCTGACACAGATTCGATTTATCTGAACATGGGTCCACTTGTACAGAAACTTTATCCAGATGTGAGTGATACCAAAAAGGTCATCAAATTCATGGATAAGGTTTGTGAACAGAAGTTTCAACCATTCATTGATAAATCATATCAAGAACTCGCTGACCATGTCAATGCATTCCAGCAACGTATGGAAATGAAGCGCGAGTCATTGGCTGACAAAGCAATCTGGACTGCGAAGAAGCGATATATTCTTAATGTGCATGATAGCGAAGGTGTTGCATATGCCAAACCTAAACTGAAGATCATGGGTCTCGAGGCTGTCAAGTCTTCAACTCCAGGTGCTTGCCGCACAAAGATTAAAGAAGCAATCAGCATCATCATGAACAAGACGCAGGATGATCTCCATAAGTTCATAGACGAATTTCGAAAAGAGTTCAAGACACTTCCAGTTGATGCGATCGCGTTTCCAAGAAGCGTGAATGGTCTGACTGAGTATGCAGATCCTGCCAGTATCTTCAAAAAGGGCACGCCGATTCACGTGAAAGGTGCATTGGTGTTCAATCATTATTTGCGAGAGATGAAATTGACCAAACGCTATCAATTGATTCAAGAGGGTGAGAAGATTAAGTTCATCTATCTGAAACAACCCAATACGTTCAACAATAATACTCTTGCATTTATCTCTGAGTTGCCGAAGCAATTTGACGCTCAACAATTTATTGATTATGATGTTCAGTTTGAGAAATCATTCCTAGAACCTCTTGATATTATTCTTTCTTCGATTAATTGGCACTCTGAGAAAGTTGAATCACTGGATTGCTTTTTTGCCTAAACCACGATATAATATACAAATCTTCATACGGAGAAATACAAATGAGTCTACTCGATAAGTTAAAGAAAAATTCTACAATTGCTGATACTGCAATCCTTGCAAAGTCCAAGTTCTTTGCTGCAAAGGATATGGTTCAGACCAGCATTCCTGTTGTCAACGTTGCATTCTCTGGCGATCTTGATGGTGGCTTCACTCCAGGACTCACGATGTGGGCTGGTCCGTCAAAGCACTTCAAAACTGCATTCAGTCTCTTGATGGCAAAAGCATATCAAGACAAGTATCCTGAATCAGTCGTTCTGTTCTATGATTCTGAGTTTGGTACACCACAAAACTATTTTACTTCTTTCGGCATTGACACCGATCGCGTTGTTCACACGCCTGTGACTGACGTTGAGCAGTTGAAGTTTGACATTATGAATCAGTTGCAAAACATCGAGCGCGGCGAGCGTGTGATGATTGTTGTTGACTCAATTGGCAACCTTGCTTCAAAGAAAGAAGTTGAAGATGCGCTTGAGCAAAAGTCTGTTGGTGATATGACTCGTGCCAAGCAAATCAAGTCTTTGTTCCGCATGGTAACACCACACCTCACCTTAAAAGATATTCCAATGGTGGTTGTAAACCACACTTATAAGGAAATTGGTTTGTATCCAAAGGACATCGTCGGTGGTGGCACTGGCTCTTACTATTCTGCAGATAATATCTACATCCTTGGTCGCCAGCAAGAAAAAGATGGCACTGAATTGATTGGCTATAACTTTATCATCAACGTGGAGAAATCTCGTTATGTTCGTGAAAAAGCTCGTATCCCTGTCACTGTTCGTTTCGATGGTGGCATTAGCAAGTACAGCGGTCTTTTGGATATGGCACTTGAGTCGGGTCATGTAACCAAGCCAAACGTTGGTTGGTATGCAAAGGTGAACACTGCTACTGGCGAAGTTGAAGCCAAGAAGTGGCGCATTGCTGACACTGAGTGTCCTGAATTCTGGGATAGCATTCTTGGCAACGCCACATTCAAAGAATGGATTCGCGAAAACTATCAATTCAGTTCAGCAGTTTCTACTCTGATGGCAGATGCTGGAGAAGAAGATGCTTGATGATTTGATTGCTAGTCTAAGATTTTGGTATTCAAAAAAGGCTATCAAAGTCGACGAGCACTATGAGTTCATGTTTGACATGAGCAATACAAATGCAGTAACTATCAGGATTCTTAAAAAGTTTCCTGGTGTTATTGCAGAGTATTCCAATCTACAAATGGTTACAGATAACCAGATATCGTATGACTTCAATGTGATTGCAAATCCAAATCTTTGTGATGTTGAATCAAAGCGATTTAAAAACTTTACTGGTGACATCTTTCGTAATATAATTCATAGTTCAATCGAAAACGCTATCAAGGATTCAAATGAAAACGGAAACACTGATTCTCTCAAATCTGATTCGGAACGAGCCATTCATGAGGAAGTCTCTACCGTTTCTGAAGAACGAGTACCTGAGCGAAAGCCACGAAAGAAAACTGTTCGAAGAAATAAAAAAGTTCATTCTGAAGTACAACAGTCTGCCGCCGACAGCAGCACTGGAAATCAGTCTTAAAGAATCTACCAAACTCACAGAGGGTGAGTTAAATAAGTCATTAGAACTCCTGAAGGAAGTTTCCAATGACAAATCTGAACAGAAACTCGAATGGCTTCTTGACACAACGGAAAAGTTCTGTCAAGAAAAGGCTGTATACAATGCTATCATGGATTCCATTCAGATTCTTGACGGTAAAGACCCAAACCGTGGTAAAGGAAGCATTCCTGCTCTCTTGTCTGATGCTCTGGGGGTTAGTTTCGATCCTCACATTGGTCACGACTTTTTGGATAATTACTCTAATCGGTACGATTTCTATCATCGCATCGAGAAAAGAATCCCATTTGATCTTGAATACTTCAACAAGATTACTAAGGGAGGACTTCCGCAGAAAACCCTTAACATTGCTCTTGCAGGTACTGGCGTCGGCAAGTCTCTTTTTATGTGCCATGTGGCTGCTGGTTGCTTGGCTCAAAACTACAACGTTCTCTACATTACTCTAGAAATGAGTGAAGAGAAGATCGCAGAACGTATTGATGCGAATCTTCTGAATGTGACGCTGGAAGATCTCATGAACATGCCAAAGGACATGTATGAGAAGCGCATGGGCAAACTTAAAGAGCGCATGAAAGGCAAGTTGATCATTAAAGAATATCCAACTGCCTCTGCCAACCCTGCTCACTTCCGTGCATTGATCAACGATCTGTCGCTCAAGAAAAACTTCCGTCCAGATATTATCTTCATCGACTATCTAAATATTTGTGCGTCTGCCAGAATCAAACCTGGTGCCAATGTTAACTCTTACACCTACATCAAAGCGATTGCAGAAGAACTTCGCGGCTTGGCAGTGGAGAATAACGTACCGATTGTGTCGGCTACTCAGACAACTCGATCTGGCTTTAGCAACTCTGACCCTGGACTGGAAGATACTTCTGAATCGTTCGGTCTACCTGCGACTGCTGACTTTATGTTTGCTCTTGTTAGCACTGAAGAGTTGCAGCAACTTAATCAGTTACTCGTCAAGCAACTCAAGAATCGTTATAACGATCCCAACCTCCATAAACGATTTACGATCGGAGTCGATAGAGCCAAGATGAAACTCTATGATCTTGAACAGAAGGCACAAGACGCTGTGATGCAAGAAGCCGAATCAAAGCCAGTCTTTGATCGCGGTAAGAGTACAGACAAATTCAAGAATCTGAAAGTGTAATGAAACTTGAAAAGATAGAGAAGAAGGTTAATGCTCTCGCTGAAAATTGGGTGGGCAGAAAACATGTACCATCTATTATTCGATCTTTAAATGCAGCCTTCAAACGTAATATTGTTTGTTTCTCATCAGAACGATTTGAGGGTGAATATTTCAAAGATCATAATGTGATTGTAAACGCACATTACTGTAATCGCATTTCTGATTTTATCCCTGAACATATCTACATCGCATTGCATTTCCCTAAAAGACAACGTAAGGCGAGTCTTACAAAGGCTGGTGCTAAAAATTTGGCTTTGAAGATCATTCGTGCGATTCACCACGAGTATCGCCATAAGCATCAACAGAAACAAAGACCCTTTCTTTTACAAAAAGAATACAAGCCTAGACCGAAACAGAATAAGATGAAGGCGATGTATTATGGAAATCCAGACGAAATCGACGCTCATGCCTATGAAACTCAGGCTGAACGAATTGATATAAATAAACTTCGAACAGCGCATAAAATTGGCTGGCAAGATTCTGAAGCCATCTTTATGTATCGAAAGACTTTCCGAAATCAAGATCCGAGAGTCTGGAAAAGATTCTTGAAAAAGGTTTATAAACTAAATGAAAAAATTCAGAGAATACCTGAAGGAACAAGAAACCCATAGCAGCATTCAAGACTTCATGGGTTACTGCAAAGACAATTTAGGTATTGCGGAACTCCCAAAACTCGTAATTATTGACAATCGCGATACAGCGAGAGAGAATACGAGTTTCGGTGGTTACTCTCCAAGTGAAAGAGTGATTCACTTAAATGTTGCAGGGCGTCATTTAGCAGATGTCCTTCGCACATTAGGGCATGAACTAGTCCACCACAAACAGAACGAAGATGGTGTACTACATAGTTATGCAGGTGAGACAGGCAGCGAGTTTGAAAACGAAGCAAACAGCAAGGCTGGTGTCATCATGAGAAATTATGGTAAATCAAATCCTGCAATTTATGAGGAAGTTAAATTGTAATTGAGGTTTTATGACTACATTTGTGACTGGTGGTTTGGGATTTATTGGTTCTAATTTTGTAATCTCTCACCTACAAAAATATCCTTCTGATGAGGTTGTCATTCTCGACAACTTCTCATACGCTGCAAATGGCAGCAATCTAAATGGTTTCTATGACGACTGGCGACTTAATATCAAAAAAGTCGACATTCGGAATCTTGAATTCTTAGACCACATGTATCATGACTATGAACCAGACATTACGTTTCATTTTGCTGCTGAGTCTCATGTTGACAATTCTATTACTGGGGACGATGATTTCCTCAGCACTAATGTTAATGGCACTCATAACATTCTAAAGTGTATTCGCAAGTATGGTGGTAAACTTGTTCACGTTTCAACTGATGAAGTCTATGGAAGTTTAAATTCAGAAGATTCTTCGTTCACTGAAACAACTCCGTACGATCCACGCAATCCATACTCTGCAACCAAAGCAGCCAGCGATCATCTCGTTCGTGCTTATGTAAACACACATAAGATTGATGCAGTTGTTACCAATTGCTCAAACAACTATGGTCCTCGGCAGCATACTGAGAAATTTATTCCAACGATCATTCGCAATATTAAAAACAATACACCAATTCCAGTCTACGGCACTGGAACAAACATTCGTGATTGGTTGTTTGTTGAAGATCATTGTGAGGCACTACTCGCAATTGGTCAGAATTTTAAATCTGGTGAACGTTACAACATTGGCGGCGGTCATGAGATCACTAACTT